CAGCCTTTTTCTTCAGCTACTTCCATCTCTGTATTTGTAAGGATTTCATTCAGAACGCTGTATCTGCTAAGAGTAGCGTGTGTAACGGACTGGTTCGCAGGAGTAGCGGCTACAACACCCGCAATATACGCAGCCACCTGATATCCTTTCAGCTCTTCATTGCCGGCATTGGCATTCGCATTCAGCGGCGCGATTACGTTTTCGGTATCGAAGCTGGAGATGGATGTCATCCTATCTTCCAGTGAAGAGGAAGGTTTTGGAGTGACAATTGCCATTCCAAAAGAGCCAGCCAGATAAATTCGGTCAAGAAATGCCGCTACCAATGCATGGACAGCGGCGTCTTCTGTATCAACACAAATGGTGTTGAAGTAATATTTCTCCACTTCTTTTAATCCGGCACTGTAGTCTGCGTTTGTTACTGTCGGATCTGCACCATCTGCGAAAGCTGACTGGCTAACCGCTGTAACGGCTCCTGATGCATCAGTAATATCGACTACAAAGTTCTTTGAGGAAGCAAATGCTTCTTTCAGTGCAGTAGCTTCTTCTGCTCCTGCTGTAAATGTTACCTTTTCGAACTCAGCGTCATCCAGATATACGATGCACTCCTTCTTTGAGGAATCGCCAAGCTTCTCTCTGATTGTTGCTGTAAATTTTGCACCGCTTGGATATTTTGTTGAAAGCTTTGCCTTGCCTGTTGCACAAGCAAGAGAGGCGCTGCCAACCGTACCACCGTTTCCTACTCGAACAGCGATAAGTTTGACAGCGCCTCCATAGAACGCTTCTCTTAATGCATCTGTGGTGCCTCCAGTACCAAAGGTATTTTCATATCCTTCAGATGCCGGAAGGACTGTAGCTTTTCCAAGTGGTCCGATTGAAGACTTGAAAAGCACTGCTACAACACCATCAATTGCTCCAAAGTTTGTTTCGTCCCCTCTTTTCTGTACATTGAAGTATGCACCGGGACGGATTTTGTTTTCTCCAAGAGAAAAATAACCTGCCATTTATTTGACCTCCTTTTTCATGAATCTATCAATGATCTGTTTCGCTTCCGCAACAGTCATTTCTGTTTTTTTGCAGCCTTTGAAGGCTGCTACTGCACATTCGCGAGGAACTCCAAATACTTTTGTGCTTGCATTTTCAAGTTCCTGGACGGTGTACTTGTCAGCGGACGGCTGTACTGTTTGTGTCGCAGCCGGTGTCTTCTTGATATCTTTTTCTGCCATTGCTTACTCCTTTCACGCAAGATCGTTGATTGTTACGCCTGATATACCAGGCTGCTTAAATGCGTCTTTTAAGCACGCGTAATACCCTGTCAGAGACATCTGCCCCTCTCTAAGGTAATCAGCATTGTTGTTCATTTTCAGAGCTTTCACGACCATTGGGGAATCATCAAACATGATGATCTCTTCATCCTTCGCTAAGCTCTGGTGAAGTGCGGCCATCATCTTCAACCGCAATGACGGTTTCGGGCACAGGAGATGCACCGAAATAACTGCATTGAACCACGACAGGCTACTCCTGCAATGACCATCTGTGCTGTCAATTGATTTCAGTCCAGAATAGAAAACAGGAGTATCTGCCGGAATGGTGTATTCTGATAACTCATCAATTCCAAAAACTATGCATTCTGGGAAAAGATTCTTAATATACCTGTTCAACGCCATAACAGGATCTGGATCCGTAGTTTCCTGTGCGGGGTATTCCAGAATATCGAACACAATTTCTTTGCACAGCACTGCGTTTCCTTCCAGGATGTAAGGTTCGCTTCTGGCCCATGCAAAGCACATAGGTGCCTCCCCTTCTGGTTTCATCACCACGTCCTGAAGACAATTCCTGATAGCAACTTCTATCTTCTCTACTTCAAGCGGATCCATGATGTCGTACAATGCGACAGTAAGCTGGCCAGATGAAGACCGCTTTGTATCCACCTGTTTGTTGAAGACATAAGAAATCCTTGGATACTGGCTTTTCCCATTCCATCCCTCCTGCTGATCAGGTGGAAACTCTGTGTTAAAGATGGCCGGCTTATCTGCGTACTTGGCCAGAGTTCCGTTCAGAAAGTTGTCCTGAGATAATCTTCTATACAGCAACTGATTCAGATCCATCTTCTACACTCCCCTCATATACGTTCACCGTTTCCATTCCGTCAGAAGAATATCTGATAGTCCACATTCCTTTTTCAATAGCCTCGGCCTGAATCACGAAATGATTCTGGATATTCTGTGTTTCTGGAAGGAATAAAACTGTGATGGTGTCAACAGTCGCTTCTGTCACTATTCCAGACTGCGCTTTATCCCAGGTTTTATTTTTTGCCGAGATAAGAGATCCTCTTCCGATTTCAGCAAGATTTATAACTTTCTTTTTTTCTTCAGTCAGTAACATTTACCCTCCTAACTCCGAGAACAATGCCAGAATCTCCGGCATTGCAGTTTCTTTGATTTTTTCGACATAAGGACGAGCTGCCATTTTGCTTGTTCCATGTTCCAGGTATCCCGAGTAGTGCATTCCAGATTGGATTCCGAATATGCCATTTCCTCCACCGCCAGAACTGTACATATTCCAGTTCCTTCTCAGGTTTCCGCTCCTTACACCAGGTGGACTTCCGGGAGCTGAAGGACTTGGATTGGCTAATACCGTAAGAGCAGCATTCCTGAGTTCATTGGCTCCCTGCATCATCTTTGCATCAACCTGTCGTTTGGTTTGCTCTACGCGATTCTTTACTTCTTCCTGTACAGCTGCCGCTGCCTCCGGGCTCATTTCAGATCATTCCTTTCTTCAAGATAGGCAATGCCGGCAAACCCAAGGTCTCCGGCATTATCAACAGCAAGAACTAAATATGCTTTTTCCTCATATGCAAGAATATCTGACTTTTTGAGATCACATCTTCCAGATACCACAAGGGTATGCGTCAGGGAATGCAGTTTCTGGTCCCATAGGTGTTTTGTCAGCTCCCTCTCATTCGAAGTCGCCTGTGCAAGAATTCCATCCACTATAGTTCCCGTATCCTCATATGAGTTCTTTGCATATCCATCTACATTGTCCACATGCATCTTCAATACCCGGAAGCTCTTCCAGAGATTTCCCGGACGAAGGTACATTATGTTTCCGAACATCATATATCTTCCCCCTCTGTTTCCTCATGTGACATCATTCCGGCATAAAAATAAGGCGGTGTTATCCGCCCTGTTTCTGGATTTTCTGCCAACGGAAGAATTGCTTCGGCCGAAGCTGCACTGGCTTTCAAGTCTTTTTTCAGATCCTCATACATCTCTTTCCATAGTTTGGCCCGCTCCCCCATGGATAAGGAGAGTGGGCCAACCTTTGTATCGGGTTCAAATGCAAACTTCCGCATAATGCTTTCAAGGCAACGAAGTTTTGCTTTTTTCCATTGTCTCGCCGTCGGAACCTTTTCCGGAATCACCGCATTGTATTCCTCATCGCAGAGCGCACAAGTCTTTTCTTTTCCCTCGACCATTACATCTCCGAGTTCAAAACGCATACGGTCTTTTCCGTATTCAGCAATATTCCCCGGTTCGTACTGATATGTTCCAGGCATCAGGCATCACCTGCGCTTTCCTCCAGTTCCCCAAGGCTCTTCGCCTTAGTTTCAGCTTCTTTCTTTACAGCAGTTCTCGAATCTACTGCATTCAGAAAGATAAGCACTGTATTATCCTCTACAGTGTCTCTAATATGAGCTACAGCATCCTTCTGGTTCATCTGCATAGTTTTTACTGCTTCCTGAAGCTGAGGCTCTGTAACGTCCAAATCGAAGCCCTTATCTCCTTTTACGATTTCGATTTTGAAGAATACTTCTCCGACTGATGCCACGCATTCCTCAAGTGTTTCAACCGGAATACCGTCACGAATCACAGTCAGCACTCCCATTTTTTCAAGAGCTACCGGATCAGTGACTGCTTCGGCCGGGATTTCCTCTCCGATGAAGTATCGTTTTCCGCTCAGAGTGCATGGTTTATTTGCAACAAGCTTCATATGGCACCTCCTTAGACTGCAGATTTGTAGAATCTCGCCAGATCATCGGATGTCTTA